AGGATTTGTATTTTAATTTAATTGCTGCACCGGGATGCATCGAGTTAATAGACGAAATGGTAGCTTTAAATATAGATCGTAAAGAAACTGCGGTAGTTATAGGTGATACACCTTTTACTCTTAAGCCGGATGCAACTTCTTTACAAAGCTGGTTAACCAACGAAGCCAACCAGACAACAAATAATAAGTACGGTCTTGTAACTGCAAGTGACAACTTGGCATTATATTATCCTTCTTGTGGTTTGACTACTAATGTTGATGGTTCTGATGTTATTGTTCCGTCTTCTCATGCATTACTTCGCACGTATGCATTGAACGACCAAATGGCTTACCCATGGTTTGCACCTGCAGGTTTACAACGAGGAGTTGTTTCTAACTTATCAAGTGTTGGTTATGTAGACGATAACACAGGAGAATACAAAAGCGTATCTTTAAACGAAGGTCAACGCGATGTATTGTATTTAAATAACGTTAATCCTGTTCGTTCTATACCTAACAAAGGCATTATTGTATGGGGACAAAAAACAAGAGCACCTTCGGAATCTGCACTTGATAGAGTTAATGTTGCACGTTTAGTTAACTACATTAGATATCAAGCAGAAAAAATATCTCAGCCGTTTTTGTTTGAGCCTAACGACGATACTACTCGTTTGTTCGTTACAAAAGCATATGAAACATTCTTAAGCGAATTAGTTCTTTTACGGGGTTTGACGGATTATGCAGTTCAGTGTAATAAATCAAACAACACTGAATTGAGAATTGATCGAAACGAATTATGGGTAGATTTATATATATTGCCAGAAAAAGCAATTGAGTTTATTTATATTCCAATTCGTGTACGAGGTAATGTACAAGGCGTGTAAAATAAAAAGGGCTTGAAAAAGCCCTTTTTTAATGACTATAAAACCGTCTTTTAGAAAATTAGCCAAATTTGATAAATAATATAAAGCTAATTTGTTCGGGAGATTAAAATGGCAGATTTAACAAAATTCGGTGTACCAATGCCGGGCGGCATTAGAAATGGTATTTTGCAACCGAAACAAGATTATAGATTCAGAGTCCTATTGAAAGGGTTCGGCACCGGCCAGTTTTTGCGAGAATTGACACAGAATGTAATGGAGTGTGATCGTCCGACTTTTAAAGATGATGTTATTAAGTTATCGGCATATAACTCAACTGCATACATTCGTGGTAAACACGAATGGGAATCAATAAAAATCAAGTTTCGTGATGACATTACAAATGCAGTAACATCTGCAGTTGGGTCGCAAATACAGAAGCAAATTAACCACTTTGAACAGACTAGTTCTGTTGCAGGTATTAATTATAAATTCGATATGGAAATACATGCACTTGACGGTACAAACGGCGACGAATTAGAAAGCTGGGAATTAAATGGCTGTTTCATTGCTAACACTGCGTATTCGGGTGGTAAATATGAAAGCGGCGAAGTGCAAACAATTGAAGTTGAAGTTCGGTATGATAATGCAACATTGTTACGCGGGCCTGGCGGCGACGGTATTACTGTAGGTACTGATCCATATCCAAACAACCCAAGTCTAGTTGGCGGAACAAGAGCTTAATAAGGACAGATAATGTCTATATTTGATAGCGGTGGGTTCATAGGTCGAACTGTTGGCGGTTCACTTGACAGTATATCTAGCGGCGTTAGTGGCATCTTAAATGATGCCATTGGCGGTGCAATATCTGGTTTGTTCGGCAGCGAATTCGTCCCGTATATGAGAGACAGTAGGAGTGCTGCATTTAGTTTCGGGCAGTATTCTACATACATGCAAGAAAACTACCCACGGTTAAAATTTAATTATTTTGTAAGAATTAGAATAAACCCAGATCCGGAAGTATCTAATTTTGCTGCAATGTATATGGGTACTCGAGATTTAGAATTATTAATACCCCTTATTAAAAGAGTTGATATGCCAGGTTTTAAAGTCGAATCTAGCATTCTTAACCAATATAACAAAAAAAGAGTTTCGCAGACAAAAGTTACATTTGAAGAAGTACAAATGGTATTTTACGATGTAGTAGACGGAAAAAGTTTAAGATTTTGGGAAATGTACTACGAGTATTATTTTAAAGACGGTGAAGTGCTTAGTAAATTAAAACCGTCAAACGGATCGTTAAAAACTGATGTATTTCAGGACGACATAATAAGTGACGGTTGGGGAGACTTTGAAACCGGTTTCGGTCACTATTCACAAATTAAAAGTAAATATCTAATCGAGTCAATTGATATATATCAAGTACATGCAGGAAACTTTAGTAGAGTTTCACTAGTACACCCCAGAATAACATCTTTTAAACATGATTCATTACAGTATTTGGAATCGACACCTGTAGAAATTACAATGTCTTTTCAACCCGAAGATGTAGTGTATTATAATTTCTACAAAGGGTACGACGATAGCACCGAAGGTGAGAACCCATATAAGAATAGTGGTGCTAAAGAATTAAAAATGCATACAGTAAAAACACCTCTAATTGTGCCCGTAAGAGAAAGTAGGGATACTTTGTTAACAGGCGCCGGAGGAGTAACAGATACAAGTGTATTAGGCGCGCTCGAACGTAATGTTAAATCGTATATAGAGAATTTACCCGAACAAGTAGCAAGGGCAGCATCTTCTGCTATTTTTACAGGCAAAGCAGAATTTCCCATAAACCCTAAAGAAGCAGCAAAAAGTATCTTAACAAATTCAGGTCGGCAGATTACAGGTGTAGGCCGTAGGACTTTCAATACAGCAGTAACGGCAGGTGTAGGTGCAGTAACAGGCGTAATACTTTCTCCGTTTAAGGACAACTCAAGACAATGAACCGAGTAGATAGTATAACCAGGCAAGGTGTTAAAAAGACAATCCAAGTAAAAGACGGAACCTTTAAAAACACATATGCTAACGCAACTAGTCCACAATATGCAGCCGACCCTAGTGCTGTTTATTTTGCATCTAATAAACTTGAAAAGAATTTTTACAATAGCTTTAGTTATAACACTATTGTGGGTAAATTTTTAAATGCCGGTACGTCACATACGAATGCACATAGTATGGCTAAATTAGTAATAGATGTTGCAAAGTTAAAAAATATAGATGCAAGAGATATACAAATTAGTGTAGTAGACGGCAAGATAGATTTGCCAAACGACATTTTATTATATATGAATATTTTACGTGACCCGAGTTCTAAAGTAGTTAAATTGCTAACAGGTCTAAATAGAAGAAGCATACTTGGACGAGAAATAATCGGATGAGTAGGACGTATAGGGGTTTTTATGAAATTAAAAATCTCTCTAAATATATAGGTAGTAATAAACCCTATGCAAGAAGTACATGGGAATTAGCTTTCATGCGATTCTGCGATGAAAATACCAATGTATTGCATTGGGGCAGCGAAACAATTAAGATTCCGTACCTAAATCCTATCACGCATAAATACACAGTGTATGTGCCTGATTTTTTTGTAGTATATGTTGATAAGAACGGTAAGCAACATGCAGAATTAATCGAAGTAAAGCCAAAAAAAGAAGCAGCATTAAGCGAAGCAAAATCAGTAAGAGATAAAATTAGATTAACAATAAATGCTGCAAAATGGGCAGCCGCTTTAGAATTTTGTAAAAAGAAAGGGATATTCTTCCGCATAGTAACTGAGGATGATCTTTTTAGGAAATACAAATGAACACAAATACAAACTTAGAGAATATGTTTAATATGGGCGAGTGCATAGTTGAAACGCCAGAAGAATGTAAAGACTTAACAATTAATAGTAACGAAGATGATGTATTAGTTGTTAAAAATTTAAATGAACACGATGGCGAAATGGATCATATTGCAAGCGAAGCAATGAGTGCATACGATGATCTGTGCAGCTTAGGTGCAAATATGTCAGATGCACATGCTGGGAAGATATACGAAGTTGCAGCAACGATGCTGAAAATTGCACTTGATGCAAAAGACGCAAAATCAAATAGACGATTAAAAACGATTGAGCTACAAATTAAACAAATGAAAACATCGGGCGAAGAAGCTAATATTCCGCGCGGCAATCAATTCGACAGAAACGATTTGTTAAAGTTAATTCGTGTTGAGAATAAGAATTCTGATAAATAGTAATATTGACACTTATGGAACATAAAATGGATAAATCTTTTGTAGATTATTTTAAAGAAAGAGATAGTAGAGAATACGAATTTAAAGCAAAGTTTGCGGTTTGCGATGAACCCGATGTTGCCAAAATTAAAAAGTATCTTGAGAAATTTGAATTCATATCTCTTTCTGATGTAAGAAGAACTCCAATACAAGAAAGTCCTTTAGACTTTCCAAGTATAAAAAATTCAGAAGTGTTTATTTTAGATTTAAGTGTAAAGTACCCAGTTACACCTGATGCACTTAGAAGAGAATTAGCACAGTTACTAGGTTATTCGGAAATGTGTGTTTCTATTAGATCTAAGAAAGATACAAGAGACGAAGAATTAAACCCTATGAAATCACCTTATGTGCCAGCTTTAGGATCAGAACCGAAGTTTGATAAAGAACCAGAATACGGCCAGAAAGTAATAGACGGTATGGTTGCACAGATAAAAGATAGAGAACAGACTAAACCAGTTACAAACAAATTAATACCTGATCAAGTAGTAGATAAAAAAGCATGGTCAGGCGATGAAAAAGGACAAGTAGGCACTAAATCAGTTTTTAATAATCCTGATAAATTAAATAAGCCTGTAGTAAAAAAGAACACGTACTTCTCAAAAAACGTATAAGGATTTATAAAAATGGATAATATTTTAAGATTGTTAGAATTAGCAGGTGCCTCAGAGCAGAAACTCGAAGAATATCGTAAAAAGAAAGAAGATTCGCTTGCAACCGACGAAGACGAATTAGGCGATTTTGAAAACGAAATGCCAGGTGAATTTCATTTAATGGACGTCGAAGAAGAACCAGTAAGCGCCGATGCATGGGCAGGCGAAACAAGATCGCGTCCTAGATACGATCATAGTCAAGAAGATTCGTTTGATAGTCTCCCTATGTTTGATGATATTTCGGACGACATCTTAGCAGAACCAGAAGATGACTTTGAAAAATCATTATCCGGTAAGAAACATAACATAGTAGATGTTGGAGACGACGATGATTTATTTGCTGACTTTACTGATGACGATGATTTATCCGACTTAGGTTTTAACCAACACAAATACACAGAAGCTGCCAAACCAAAAGTAGACGACGATTGCGATGTAACAGAAGATGATTTCGATAGAGCTATTGCAAAAAAAGGTATAGTAGATGTTGGTGATGAAGACGACTATTTAAGCAGTGACGATGATTTATCTGATTTAGGTTTTGGCAAACACCAATACAACGAGTCAATTGACATTAATGCAATAAGATCACTTATACAAAAAACAGCCGAAGGTGTTAGGCATGCTACTAAACAAGGTAATAATGGTTTAGCAGATAGGTGGGCTATTAAATTAAAGAATGAACTCGAAAACCAAGGTTACAATTGGAAAAGAGACCCGTATGCTTTAGAAATACTAGGTGATTATTTAGATGAGTCACAACACCAATACAACGAAGCCGAACACGATGACCCATTATCAGATATATATGTTGGGAGAAACGGTGAAGAAAAAACTGCCGAAGAATGGTTAGACGATATTGGCGGGATAGAAACACTTTTAGGTAGAAAACTATTCGGCGCCCCAACACAAGAATTAATAAGAGACCATCTCTTCCAGCAAGGTATAACACCTAAAGTAACAGAAGCCGCCAAACCAAAAGTAGAAGACGAAACAGAAGAAGATGATTTTGAAAAATCATTATCCGGTAAGAAACATAACATAGTAGATGTTGGAGACGACGATTATAACGACGATTACGAAGACAAAGAATATGTTAAATCGTTATTCGACGATGTTTCCGATTTACCAACTAGCGATATTACCGCCGCAGTAGAACATTTAATGGGTACATTACGCGGTATGATGTACGCTGGTGACGAAAAACAACAAAAAGCAGATAAAGTGTTAGCCGATTATGGTTTCAAAGGCGATTCTTTTGAAGAGCTACAAGAGTTCCTCGAAACAATGAATGTTGACGAATTGGCTAAATTAACAGATGCAGTACAGTCAGATTGGGTTCCAGAGTCAAGCGAAAACAATGGTTTTGGCGAAGATAAAAATTATGGCAGCGCATATACTAATCCTTTTTTCCCGAACGGTGCAGAAGGTACAGCAGCAACAAGATCACTTGGCCCAACATCTGCTAAACAGTCTGATAATCCTATGCGTAATAGTATGATGAGCGAAGAACAAAAACAAATACATGAAAAATTAGTAGAATCTTACAAATTATTCCTCAAAAAATAAATAGGGGGCGAAAGCCCCTTATTTCACTTCAACAGAGTAAACCATGGACGACTTAATTAAGAAACCTGGACAATTAGTATCCTATACACCTAAAGAAATTGAAGAACTTAAAGCTTGTGCAGACCCATCGTCTGGCCCTTTATACTTTATGGAAAATTTTATATATGTCCAACATCCAGTAGATGGTCGCATAAAATTTAACCCCTACCCTTTCCAACGAGAACTTATATACAACTATCATAATTTCAAGAGCAATATTTGTTTAGTATCGAGGCAAAATGGTAAATGTTTAGTGGGCAACGAAATGATAAATATAAGAAACAAAAAAACAGGTGAGATTAAAAAAGTCACCTTTAAAGAATTTAAAGAGATTGTTAAAGATGGAAAAACAGGATAAAAGATGCAAAACTTGCGATACTGTTATTTGTAATCCAATTAGAAATCAATTTTTTTGCAAAATAGAATGTAAGCCTTCGTTTCGTAGGTCGAAGCCCACAGTTGAGTTAAATTGTAACTATTGCGGTAATGTATTTGAGACTAACAGAAAGCGGGTTACTTGTTGTTCTAAAGAGTGCAGAAGGTTATATAATCAAGATGTATATCGTATAAGACATAGCGAAGGAAAACCTTCAATAATTTGTAAGGTTTGTAATATGCCATTTCGATCACTTATGGGACATCTTTCGAAGAAGCATAATATTACGTCGCAAGAGTACAAAAAGTTATATCCAGGCGAAATAGTAATAGCCGATGATATTAAAGAGATGTTTTCTAATAATATGAAAGGGGAAAAGAACCCAGGTTATCAACATGGTGGTACGATGTCGCCATGGTCAAACAAGAATAAATATTTCAGTGCAGAACAAATAGAAGCATCGAAACAAAAAGCAATGGCAAACATCATTAATGGTACAATGTTAGAATATTATACTAACAAAGGCCATTCTATGGAAGAGGCAATAAAATTACGTTCTGATAGGCAGCGTACATTTACTTTGGCAAAGTGTATAGTAAAACACGGAGAAGAAGAAGGTAAAAAAGTGCATCGTGCCCGCCAGGAAAAATGGGCTAAAAGTTATAAAAAAAGTAATTTTTCAAAAATATCACAGGAATTATTTTGGGGAATTATTGCACAGGCAGGGATGAAAGAATCGTATTTTTTTGCAACTAACAATAAAGGTGAAAAATCTACAGATTCGATTAACTACGAAACAGTGCTTACCTTAAATGACGGGGTAATAAGACCGGACTTCGTATGTGTAGATAAAAAATGCATAATAGAATTTGACGGTGACTACTGGCATAGCGAAGCCAGGGGAAACCAAAATAGAGATGCAGAAAGGGATAAAAAAGCAACAGATTCCGGATATAACGTTTTACGTATAAAAGAAAGAGATTATAGGAAAGACAAAAAATTTGAAATACAAAAGTGTATTTCTTTTTTAAACGGAAATTTTTAAGAAAATGTTAAGTAATACAACATATAGAAAGTTCACTGAAGTTATAGATGTTAGTGATTGGGAAGTAGAAACACAAGACGGATTTGTTGATGTTCTAAATTTCAACACAACTATACATTACGGTGTGTGGTTAATTGAGTTAGATAACGGCCTTACATTAAAAGGTGCAGACACACACATATTAATACAAGATAATGGGCAAGAAGTATATATAAAAGATTCTCTTGGGTGTTTTATTAATACTAAGTACGGACCATCTAAAGTAACAAATGTTGTTGATTTAGGTTACGAAGAAGAGATGTATGATTTAACAATAGATAGCAAAGACCACACATATTATACAAGTGATATATTAAGTCATAATACAGTTTGCGCCGCCTGCTATTTATTGTGGTATGCAATGTTTGTACCAGATTCGACTATTTTAGTTGCTTCTAAATCTGGTGCAGATGCTAAAGAGATTATGATACGTATTAGATATGCATATGAAGAATTACCAAATCATATTAAAGCAGGTGCAAGAGACTATAACAAGCAATCGTTAACGTTCGACAACGGTTCTCGAATAGTTTCGGCGACTACGACAGAGAACACTGGCCGAGGTATGTCTATTTCTTTAGTTTACTTGGATGAATTCGCATTTGTCCCCCCTAGAGTAGCTAAAGAACTGTGGACCTCATTGTCCCCTACTTTGTCAACGGGCGGTCGATGCATAATGACAAGTACACCTAGTAGCGACGAAGATCAGTTTGCAGAATTATGGTTTGATGCTAACAAAAGGATAGACGAATACGGCAATGAAAAAGAAGTTGGTAAAAACGGATTTAGGCCGTTTTTTGCAACATGGCGAGATAACCCTACTAGGGGAGAAGAATGGGCAGCAGAAGAAGAAGGTAAAATTGGCACTGATAGATTCGGAAGAGAACACGAATGTAAATTCTTGATATTCCAAGAGACTTTAGTTAATTCGTCTAAGCTTGCTAAAATCGACGGCTTGCCTATTATACAAAAAACAGGAGAAATACGATGGTACAAACGTATCGACCAAAATTGTACGTACATTGTATCTCTTGACCCTGCTATGGGGACAGGTGGAGATAATGCTGCTATTCAAGTGTACGAGCTCCCCTCGTTGATACAAGTTGCCGAGTGGCAACATAACAAGACAAACATTGAAGGTCAAATGCGTATATTACGTCAAATATTGCAGGATATCTATTCTCAAGGTCAACCTGAGATATATTGGTCAGTTGAAACTAATTCGTTAGGCGAAGCTGCACTTGTTATTATACGTGAAACAGGTGAAGAATATTTCCCAGGTACAATGTTACATGAACCTAAAACAGGGGAAGGTAAACGTAGACGCGGGTTTACAACTACCAATAGAAGCAAGCTCGAAGCTTGTGCTAAGTTAAAAACTTTAATAGAGTCTGAAAAATTAACAATATCATCTAAGAACTTAATAAGTGAATTAAAAACCTTTATTGCTAAAGGTAATTCATATGAGGGTAGATCCGGTTGTACAGACGACCTCGTGTCGGCTACATTACTTGCAGTTAGAATGCTCCAAGTTGTTGCAGCATGGGATGATAATTGTGCTGCTAAGTTATCCTCTACTATATTAGATGGTGACGAGGGTTATGAAGACGATGACGACTATGAGGCTCCAATGCCTGCAGCGTTTTGTTAAAAATTTGATAAATACTAGAAATTAGGGTTTTCTAGTATGGTAAATTTTGAAAAAGTAGCAAAGAGAGTTTTCCAACTTTTAAAAGGTCACAATTACGATCTAAAAGTATACAGTAAAGTCGGAAAAGAAACTCCAGTACCAGAAGAAGGGAGATTCTTTTTTGTTAAAGAACCAAATATGATGGTTATTATTTCCCCCGAAACAGGGACAATAACATTAAATAAAAGTAAAGAAAGCCCACTCGAAGATTATAACGATTTAATTCAGCAGTTAAGATACCTGACTGGTAATTATATGTTACGCTTTGCCACTAGAAGCCTAGGTAAAGTTATCCAACCCAAAGATTTTTCATACCACGCCAAAAAACAGGAGAAAACAGATAAAATGTCAAATATTAACGAATCGACCATGTATGGGTCAAATAGAACCAGTTACCAAATGGTTGAAGATGTTAAAATTATCGTCAAGCACAGAAAGCCAATAGATGAAAATGTGCGAGGTGCAAGATCAAGACATATACATTCTATTTTCTTAGAAAAAGATAATAACAGATATGAAATGCCAGTTAAAAGTTTATCCGGTGCAAGAGCATTAGCTAGACATGCATCTAAAGGTGGTTCGTATGACGATTCTGTTGCAAATTATATTCTAGAAAATTCAAAGAACTTATTAAAGTTAGTAGAGTTTGTAAAATATACAAAACGTAATAAACTTGTAAATGAAGATACGTCTTCTACTATAGAGTTAGTAAAAGAAAATGCAGAAGCCATTTCTCACACGTTAAAGCAGTTTTCAGGTTACAAAAGTTACGATTTAGCTGTTGCACGTATATCTGAAAGTTCCGAATCTATGATAACCGAAGAAGAAAGTGCAGCATTACAAGATATGTTTACAGTTAAACATTTTGATTCTTCTCAAGGTGAAGTTCTCCCTATTATTAGTAAAATGGTAGCAGAGAGACAAAACTATCTGTCCTATATACAAGAAATGTCAGAGAATGTCATATTTATTTCCCCTGATAAAAATGTACTTGAAGATACAGTGCAGTATACTTCTGATAAATCAAAATTTGGAAATAAATTAGTATCTCTTTCAAGTCGCGTACTTGGTAGCGACGAGTTAAGTAAATATGTAAGAAAAATAGGCGATAAGCTAATTGCAGAACAAGATTTATCTGCTTTCGAACAAGGCATAGTTGAAAATGTTTTAAGTAATGTAACTGTTAAAACAGAAGATCAAAAAAGTAGTGCGGGATTGGTAACTGAGGCACTACAAAGTATAGATTTTAAATTGGGAAAATACGGTAGGTTTTTGTTAAAAGAAGACGAGACAAATATACCTTCAGATGCTGAAATATTTGCACAGTTGAAAGAATTAGGCATGCGTTTAAAAAGCATCCAACAAGATGTTAAAAGTGTAAAAGAAGATATAGCAACCGGTGCAGATTTAAGAAAAGAGTTCGGACAGGCAGTATTTCGATTTGAAGCAGCAAAGAAAGGTTTAGGAATTGCAAATAAGTTACGTAACCCAGAAGATAAAAAGAAACATTTATCTAGAGTTATGTCTAATATTAACGTGCTAAGAAACATGGTTAACCGCTTAGAAAAAGAAGTTGGTAAATCACAGGAATTAAAAATGCCAACAGATGATCAAACTGTTAAGGGTGTTAATTACAATAAGAAAAGAGTTTTAATTACTTGTGCAAACTTAGAAAGTTTAACACGATTAAAAGAAGAGTTGTACAAAAAGCACATTGAGTTTATGGTTTACAACAGACAGAAAAATGAAATTCTTGTTAAGTTAGGTGATACTTCGATAGGCGATATTCAGGAATTGTTAGGCGATGGTTCCGATTATACACTTGGCGAAATTAGAGAATCTTTAGAAGAAGGCGTAAATAATAATCCTGATTATTTGTATTATGTATTACGTGACACAAAAAGAGGTATTAAAATAGATAGTGGGTGGGAATACAAAGAAGACGCAAAAGAACGTATTGCAGATATGGAAGTACCAGGTAAAGCATACCATAAAAGTAAATTAGGTGCGATTGACCCATCTGATGATAATTGGTGGACAAATGCATCCGATCTAGAAAATAGCGTAACCGAAGATACTGATTGTGCCGATCAAAATGTAAATAAGATCGAAGATACGTTCTATGTGACTATTAATGGAAATCGTGCAGAAGTTAGTACAAGCGAAATTAAAAAATACATAGAAGGTGCACAAGATGCAATATATGCACATTTAGATGATTTATCAGTTTATCCGTTATCTGCTAACAACCCAAAAGAAAAACAAATAATTGATTGTTTAGTCAAAGAGTTTGAAAAAGATAACGTAACCGAAGAAGTACAAGAAGGACCGATAGTATTAGGTGATTTAAGTGCATCAAGTAAAGTATCAATGGGGAAAAGCAAAACGCCTCACCGTGCAGTATTAATTAAAAGTACAAAAACAGACGAACCTGTTATTCAAGTTGAACAATGCATTAACGGTAAATGGTATGGCACACCTGGTCGCTGGTTTTTAAGTACCTTAACAGAGCGTGGTATTAGCGATTCAATATGGATCGACCACGGACAAGAATGGGGAATCGATGCAGGTATGAGAGCAGCGATAAAAAAAGCCCAAGAAATAGTAAATGGAAATCAGACTGTAACTGAATCAATAGTCCTAAAAGAAAAAACTTTAGAAGATGTACTTTCTATAGTTGCACAATTAACAGGTGTTCCGCAAGAATCAATTTACCCAGGTTCTAATGTAACAGTAAACGGATACCCTGCAACAATTGAAGATAACACAGAAAGTAATCATATCGATTTTGTTGCTGTGGATAGCGATGCAGCGAAAGGCATAAAAGGTGCCTTAATGACAGCAGGTCTTAACACGGTACGTATTGATAAAGCTACTAATACTGTTATGGTTTCCTTTGGTTCATTACAAGAAGGATTTTCCCTGGATCAGTTATTGCAAGATTTAGAAGATGCTAAAGAAGATTTAAAAATGGCACAAGAGTCCGGAGAAAGTAAAGACATTGTGCGAGATCTTCGAGTCGAAGTTGAAGACGCACAGGAAAGAGTAGACGAATATAGAGCATCTCAACAACCTTCAGAAATCAACGAAAGTGAATCGGAAGAATTGTTTACTGTTCAGACTTGGAAAAACGATAAAGTTTCGAAGAAATTAGAATGTAGTGCCGATGTTATTACTCGAAAATTGTTAGGGTATTATAGTAACGATGCAACACCTATCATCGACGGTTTACATAAAGCAAGAACACAAAAAGACGGATGGCAAATCATCAACGGCGATGCAATTATGGTAATTCGTTTAGCACAACCGACTGAAATCGACGAAGGCGGTAACTACACAATATCTATTGATGAAGATACTAATACGATTAAACAAACAAGTAATTATACTGTAAGACTTAGCAACGGAAACGACGAAGAAATGACCGGCAGCGAGCTCTTAGATAAGATTAAACATAATCCAGATTCGGTACACGAGTACCTAGAGAAATGTAATGAAGCTGCACCCGATAAAGATTCTGACATGACACTACAGCGATTAATAAGCCGAGTAGAATGTGCAAACGAAGATTATATTACGGCCCGAAGAGACGGAGAAGACGAATATGTGCTACGCGAACTTGCTAATAAATTAGCAGACGCAAACGAAAACTTAGAAAATTACGAGAGTCGAGTGTATGGATGAGGAATATCTAAGTAAGTTTGTAACTTTTAAAGAAGGTTATGACAGCCCTACTGCAAAACAAATGGGGATAGACAATACACCGCCTGCAGAGCTAGTAAAAAATATGAGATCGACTGCAATTAAAGTGTTTGATCCAACAAGGTCTAGATTTGGTGTGCCCATCGGCGTCAATAGTTTTTATCGTAGTAAGAGATTAAATGATGCAGTAGGATCAACCGATGCATCCGATCACAGATACGGTTTTGCAATAGATATGGATATTGAAAAATATCCCGAAGGTAAAGAAAAATATACAAATGCTGAAATGTTTCTATGGATGTGTGATCACTTAGAGTTTTCTCAAATTATATGGGAAATGGGCACAGATTTAAACCCAAAATGGGTACACGTTGCATATAATGTAAATAATTTAAGAAATAAAAAAATTACAATTGCTAGACCCGGTCAAGGTTATAAGCCTTTTGACTTAGATGTAGCAAAACTTAAACAGTATTATAAAAATTTGAGGTCTTAATATGCTTTCTTTCTTTGGTAATTTTTTTAGCAGTGAAAATCCGATTACAATGTACTTAAAAATCGGTTTAGTTATTATTTTTGTTGCTTTAGTAATCGGAGTTGTAGTACAATATAATGTAATAAGTTCTAAGAACGAAGCGATCGGTGGTCTAAAAGAAAAACAAAAAGAAGCCGATGCAACTATATTAGCATTAAATAAAGATATCGGCGATTTAAGGGACAAAAGAGTAGAAGATCAACAATCTATAATTGATATGCAGCAAGCATATAACGAAGCATATTTAAAATATTTAAATGAAAAATCCTCTTTTGAAAAATATAAAAACGAAAATGCAGTAGTGTATGCAAAAACATCACTTGTTGAAAAGAAAGCAAATGCAGCAACTTTGCGTGTTTTTAACGAGATAGATTGCATAACAGGCAACTGCAACGACAAGAGTATAAAAAGATGAAAAATATATCAGTTAAAAAATTAAGGACTATAGCCGTATCATTATTAACACTATATGCTGTTTTACTTATTATTAGTTTAGTAGCATGTACACCGACTACTAAAAAAACCGACAGCGGGAAAGTGTTACCAACTATACATGCACAGCGCCCCCAACCAATCGAGTTGCTTCCAGTAAAATGGGTATTTGTGAATTATAAAAACAAAGATGCAGTTATTCTCGATGATAAAAACACTTATACTTGTTTATCTTGGGACGATTATATAACTATGTCCGAGAATATGTCGATGATTAAAACAAACATGATACAGACAAATAAGTTACTTTGCAACTACAGAAAAGACCTAAACGAAGTCGAATGTCGCATACCTCAAAATCAAAAATAATTTAAATATTTGATAAATAAACTTGCAATAAGAATTAACCTGCTATATAATTATTAATATTACGATAGCAGATTAATTTGTTGCAATCGAAAAAGTAAAACAAAAAAGAAAAACAAAAAAGGAAAATAAAAATGTCTAGTAAACTTGACGAAATCCGTCAGAAGCTCAAAGCTCTCGAAGAAAAACGCTCCCCTAATAAACCACAACCTAAAAAAACATCAGGTATTGGGTATCCTTTTTGGGATATACCCATGGAAAGTACAGCTACTCTCCGTTTGTTACCAGACGGCGACCAAAACAATACCTTTTTCTGGGTTGAAGATCAAACTATTAAAATTCCATTTCCAGGTATTAAAGGCGGCGACGAAAATAAAAAAGTAACAGTGTTTGTTCCGTGTGTAGAAATGTGGGGAGATCCGTGCCCGATACATGCAGAAATTAGACCGTGGTATAAAACTGAAGACGAAGAATTAAAAAAACTTGCATCAGTATATTGGAAAAAACGTTCATACTACATGCAAGGTTTCGTACGTAAAGACCCTATGGGAGAAGCTGAACCGCCAGAGTGTCCAATTCGTAGATTTAAATTTACTCCGCAGTTGTTTAATATTGTTAAAGCTATACTGTTAGATGAACAAGTTGCAGATGAACCTACAGATTTAGAAAACGGTATCGATTTTAATATTAAGAAATCGCAAAAAGGCGGCTTTCCAGACTACACCCAAAGTCAATATTCTCGTGTAAGTTCTCCTTTAACACAAACTGAACGCGATGCTATTGAAAAATACGGATTGACAAAACTGTGCGATTATTTGCCTAAACGTCCCGGTGCAGATGAAGTCGCAGCAATGTATGATATGTTTCAAGCATCAATGGCCGGCGAATTGTACGATGTTGAAAAATGGGGAGCATATTATCGTCCTTATGGTGTACAGTTTAGTAAAACCGAGAAAGGTGAGAAATCAAAAACAGAAGACCTCGAAATAGTCGAAAGCGGAAACGATTCGATTTCTTTTGAAGAACCAAGTGTAACTGTAACAGTTGAAGAAACTATTAGCGAACCAGTTGAGCCAAAACAGTCTACACAAGATATATTGGCAATGATTCGCAATCGTAACAAATAAGATAAAACAAAATACGGATATAATTCAGGGAGATAATCTCTCCCTAGAATTAAAGGAATAATTATGGCTAAACCATTAGATTTAACAAAATTTAGAAAATCAATTACAAAATCAATCGAAGGTATATCTTTTGGGTTTAATGACCCAACTGATTGGATATCGACTGGTAACTATGCACTTAACTACCTTATTAGCGGAGATTTTAACAAAGGTGTACCGCTCGGTAAAGTTACAGTATTTGCAGGTTCTTCCGGTGCTGGTAAATCTTATTTTGTTTCGGGTAATATTGTAAAACATGCACAAGATATGGGAATTTTCCCTATAGTAATTGACACAGAAAATGCACTTGACGAAACATGGTTGCATGCACTCGGTGTTGATACATCTGCTGATAAAATGCTCAAGCTGAGCTTGTGTATGATAGATGACGTTGCAAAAACTATTTCCGAGTTTATGGCGGATTATAAAACATTACCAGAAGAAGATAGACCTAAAGTTTTATTTGTCATTGATAGTTTAGGTATGTTGCTTACGCCTACAGATGTTAATCAATTTGAAGACGGTAATTTAAAAGGCGATATGGGTAGAAAACCAAAAGCATTAACAGCACTTGTTCGTAACTGTGTAAATATGTTCGGGTCATATAACGTGGGCATGGTATGTACTAATCATACATATGCAAGTCAAGATATGTTCGATCCAGATGACAAAGTGAGTGGCGGTCAGGGTTTCATCTATGCTTCTTCTATAGTAGTAGCTATGAAAAAACTAAAACTAAAAGAAGACGACGACGGCAACAAAACAACAGAAGTAAACGGAATAAGATCTGCTTGTAAAATAATGAAAACTAGGTATGCAAAACCGTTTGAATCTGTGCAGGTAAAAATTCCGTATTCTACAGGAATGAGCCCGTTCAGTGGATTAGTTGATTTGTTTGAAAGCGAAAGCATACTTAAAAAAGAAGGTAATAGTTTATTCTATACTTGTAGCGACGGAACAGTATTGAAATTCTTCAGAAAAGGATGGGAAGCAAACAAAGAAGGTTGTTTAGACATTGTCATGTCGGAGTTTAGTAATAAAAAAGATCTAGAAGTCAAACCAGAAATAGAACAACTTGAAGACGAAGAATAAGAGAATAAACAATGTCAAAAGATGTGGAATTAATAACAGATATTTGGTCGGCTATTAAACCTTATTTAAATCCTAAAGAAAAATTTGATGCAGCATTACAGCTAGTTGAAGTTTTTGATGATCACGGTTTAACTGAGTCGTTCGAAGAAGAACACGTTTCGGATCGTTCATTGCAAAAAGCATTAAACGAATATTTTGGATTAGACGAGAAGGAAGATGACTGATTATATTAATAAGTTAAAAGAAACAATAAAAACAAAAGACCGGGAAGCAACTCTAGTCGTATTAGCTGAAATGCAAGAAGAATTAAAAAATAACGAGACATTAGTTATGGAAATAACTATGCCTGCAGTTATCACAGAATTGCATATGTTGTTAGTATCAGAGATGAACATTGTACAAAGATTGTTGCAATTAAGAGCAAGGGTTGCAAATAGGCATCGTCGGGCACATTTGTTTTTACAAACTATGATGAACGGTGTAAGGCTATCCCCGTGAGTAATTGGTTTAGAACTGTATCAAAGGATATATCTAAAATTCCAGATTGTATTGATTTTTTCGAATCAGAACTTGTATCTGCTAGGGTCGAACTTTCAATGAAAGGTAAGACCTTAGAAAAAAACGAAGCAGAATTACCGGGTATTATGGAATATCGTTTTAGGCAACTTCAGGAAATTGAAGCAATACTCGAATACTTAAATACTACACTGTCTAAAAAAAGATCTGATACTTTTAAGAAGATATTTGAAAAAAGCGATCGTGCTCTAACTGCAAGTGTAGCAGAAAAATATGTAAACGGAGATCAAGAAATATACGATTACATGTTACTTGTTAATGAGTTTGCATTGTTGCGTAATCAATACCTTGCAATTACAAAAGGATTAGAAAGCAAAGGCTGGTGCATGTCTAATATTGTTAGATTACGTTGTGCCGGCTTAGATGATGCTAGGATAGATTAATGAAACAATGTACGTTACATATTTTAGACGAAGTAAATGTTAAATTTGAAGGCTTAGATGTATTAACCAGAAATAAAATGGTTAAGGATTTAAGCTTCTTCTTACCGCATGCGAAATTTTCGGCAGCATATAAATTAGGAAGATGGGACGGTAAGATAAGTTTTTGTACTGTGGGCGGAGGTACTTATTTAAATTTATTAGATAAGGTTCTACCAACAGTACAATCTTCAGGTTATGAAGTTGCCATAGAAGATCATAGACAGCAGTATGATTTTAGTTTCGAGTCGATTAATGTTAATAGTTATTCCCATTTAAAATGGCCAGAGAAACATAATTTAGCAGGTCAGCCAATTATATTAAGAGACCACCAAGTAGAAGCTGTAAATTCGTATTTGCAAAATTTACAAGGGATGGGAAAGGTCTCCACAGGAAGTGGGAAGACTATTATAACAACAATATTAAGCCACAAAGTTGAAAAATATGGCCGCTCTATTTTAATTGTGCCAAATAAAGATCTAGTCACACAAACAGAAAGAGACTATAAAAACTTTGGATTAGATGTGGGCGTATTCTATGGCGATAGAAAAGAAATAAATAAAACTCATACTATTTGTACTTGGCAAAGTTTGGAAGTTTTAGATAAAAAATCAAAAGATTTTGATTTAGATTTTACAATAGAAGATTTTATGGAAGGTGTAGTTGCTGTAATATGCGACGAAGCACATCAAAATAAAGCGGACGTACTTAAGAAACATTTAACAACAACATTTAAAAATATCCCAATACGCTGGGGGATGACAGGTACAATACCTAAAGCAATAAACGACCAGTATTGCTTATTGCTTACAATAGGACCTGTTATATGCGAAGTTAATGCGTCCGATTTACAAGAAAAAGGTATACTGAGTAAATTACATATAAACGTATTGCAAGTTCAAGATTTTGCAACTAATTTTTCAGATTATCAAGCCGAATTGCAGTATTTATTAAGTGACACAAACCGACTAGAAATTCTAGCAGATAAATTTCAACAAATAGCAGAGACTGGTAATACATTAATTTTAGTAGACAGGATTGAAAGCGGTCAAAAATTATGTAGTATGATAGAAGGCGCAGTTTTTATTAGTGGTCAAGATAAAGCAAAAGATAGAAAAGAACAATATTCTTCTTTTAGCGATGATGGAAAAATATTAGTTGCTTCTTATGGTATAGCCGCAGTAGGCATAGACGTTTCTAGAATTTTTAATTTAATATTACTTGAACCTGGAAAAAGTTTTGTTCGTGTTATACAATCGATAGGACGGGGGGTAAGAACAGCAGCAGATAAAGACTTTGTTAATATATATGATATTACGTCTACTGCAAAATATTCAAAAAAGCACCTAACTGAACGTAAACGTTTTTACAAAGAAGAAAAATACCCATTTACAATTGAGAAATTAAAATTATAATGAAAGACAAACTGTTATATATAATTAATAGTGTCGGCAACGACACTAGGGAAATTATAAAAAAAATTAAAGAAGATTTTAATCTTTATTCTTTTCTATTGTTAGAGATAGGGGAAATAAGCGGCAAAAGTTTATATGATTATATTTACCCTGAGAAGATAAAAGTATGTACAAGCGAAAAAAATGGAGTATGTAAATATCAATGCTTTTCTGTAGGTTATAGGTTTTGTGGGCCAAGTAATAAATGCGAATGTGCAAAAAAGTCTGTCAGCGAAAAAACCAAAAATAATAAGTTAATGTATAACGAAGAAAAGAAAACGGAAATAAGAGAAAAAAGAAGGAATACGAACAAAGAAAAATACGGAGTTATCAATGTTTTTCAACTAGACTATATAAAAAACAAATCGAGAGAAACTAGCATGGAGAAATACGGTGTTAGTTCTCCTAGAAAAGCAGAAATAGTAAAACAAAAAACAAAAGAAACGTGTTTACAGAAATACGGAGTTGATAATCCGTTAAAGTCTACTAGTGTGCAGCAGAAAACGAAAGAAACATGTTTAGATAGGTACGGTGTTGAAAATCCGTTAATGCTATCTAGTATAAGAAATAAAGCAAAAGAAACATGCGTGGAAAGATATGGCGTCGAAAACCCTAATAGCGATGTAAATATAAGAAATAAAGCAAAAGAAACATGTATAGATAAGTACGGAGTTGAAAACCCTGCATATAAACATATGTCAGTTGGTCTTCTTGAAAAATTAGAAAATAGTCACGAGATACATAAGCTAAATGAAACTAATAGTATTTTTGGTATTTCTAAACTTTATAATGTGTCCCCGAGTGCAATAGAAAAATCATTAACAAAAGGTGGATACGAAATAGTAAGACATACTAATAGTTCTCATTACGAAGACTTTATCTACAACATAGTTATTAATAACGGTGTTAATGCAATTAAGAACGATAGGACTATTTTATCTCCAAGAGAAATCGATGTATATATACCTGAAGAAAAATTAGCAATTGAAGTAAATGGTTCGTATTATCATTGTGAAAAAGGTGGTAAGAAAACGAGCAATTACCATTTACAAAAAACATTAGACTGCGAAGAAAAAAATATCAGGCTAATACATTTTTCTTCGGTAGAAATAGACACTAAACCAAAAATTGTCGAATCTATTACGGCTACAAGCCTTGGCAAATATAAGAATAAATATTATGCTAGAAAATGCACCGTTGGACGATTAGACTATAAAGACATGGAACTTACATCGTTTTTAAATAATACTCATCTTCAAGGGTACACCGGTTGTAAAATTGCATATGTTTTAAAAGTGGAAGATAAAATTGTATCAGCTATGACATTTGGTAAGCCTAGATACAACAATAAGTACGATTGGGAATTAATAAGATACGCTGTAGATTTAAACACTACAATAGTCGGCGGTGCCGAAAGATTGTTTTCTTCTTTTATTAAGGACATAAAACCTTAAAATGTCATATCTTATTGCGATATATCTAAATTTAAAGGAAATGTTTATCCTAAATTGGGTTTTACTTTCTTGCATCGTTCTAAACTTAGTTATAAATATACTAAAGACTA